CACGCGGACGGAGTTTGAGGCGGTGCGCTACATGCTTGGCGCGGTGAATTACCTGGCGAAAGCCAAGGATGTGATGATCGGCGGGCCGAGCCTGAAGCGCATTCCCCACGGGGACGCGCGGATGCGGATGACCCTGGGCGGGCTGAAGAGCATCATCGACGATGTCCTGGGTACCGTGACGGTCAAACAGTGCATGCAGCTGAGCAACACGATGGCGGACATGGATATGCGGATGGTTCCGAAAATGACGCCCATGACTACCAATGTGGTGATCGAGGCGGACATTGCCAAGGAATTGATCGACCTGGCCCGGGTGGCCTGCAAGGACTGCACCAAGGATGGCATGAAGTGTCTGAAATGCGCGCTCTACCCGGAAATGGAGGCCATCGTGCCTCTTGATGACTACGGTGATGGGCTGATGTGCCCGTACGCGCTCACGGACTGGATGGAGAAAAAGAAAGAGAGGAATATCGGATGAACAAACTGACGATCATCGGGAACCTTACGAGGGATCCCGAACTGCGCACCACCCGGGACGGGCTGGACGTTTGCACCTTCAGCGTGGCGGTCAACCGGCCGAAGAAAAAGGCTGACGGAACCGCGGACGCGGACTTCTTCCGCTGCACCGCATGGGGGGAGCGGGCGGTCAACTGCGGGAAATACCTGGCCAAGGGGCGCAAGGTGGCCGTATGCGGACCGGTCTCCTTAAGCACCTACACCACCCAGGACGGGCGCAGCGGGGCCAACCTTGAGGTAACGGCGAATGATGTCGAATTCCTGACGCCGCGGGACACGGTCGCCTATCAGGAGACCATGCCGCAGACGGCTCCGGCTGAACCGGCGCCTCAGGTGGATCCCCAGAGCGGCATGCAGCAGGTCAGCATGGATGATGATCTTCCCTTCTGACCGTTGACATCATCGCGGTTCAGAGTGATGGATAGAGGGCAAGCGCAGAACACAGGAGGACAGTACCATGGCGAACAAAGGTTTTTTCTGCCTTGATGGATACCTGAAGCGGACAGCGAAGCTCTCAGATCAAGAGTTAGGTCGCCTTTTCCGGGCCTGCATGGTCTACCATGCAACCGGCGAGGTTACTGAGCTTGCGGGACGGGAAAGCGTAGCCTTTGACTTTATTCGGGAGGATATCGACGCAGCGAATGAGGCCTACGAAGCCAAGTGCGAAACCAACCGGCGGAACAGAATTGGATCGGTCGATAACGACCGTCAACGACCGTCAACGACCGTTGACGAAGCGCAACCAGAGCCGACGAAAGGCAACGAAACGCTTAATATAAAAGAAAAAGAAAAAGAAAATATAAAAAGAAAAATAAAAGAGAGATCAAAGAGAACGGGAACGCCCGAACCCGATCCCGGGTTTGACCGGTTTTGGGAGGCGTACCCGAAGAAGGTCAGTAAGGAGGACGCCATCCGGGCTTTTAACCGGATCGGCGTGGATGATATCTTGCTGGGCCGGATCCTGTCTGCGATCCAGAAACAGAAGCAGACCGCGCAGTGGCAGGAAGACGGCGGGCGGTTTGTCCCCTACCCTGCCACCTGGCTGAATGGGCGCCGCTGGGAGGATGAGGTGCAGGCCGCTCCGGCGGGCGGCCCTGGCCCGGCTCCCCGGCCGGTGGTGGCACAGGCCTATGAGCAGCGGGAATACGATCTGGAAAATGAACGGCCTGAGGATATGCTCCGGCGGCTGCAGGCTGAGATGGAGGGAGCGTGATGGACATGGAGATCTATGATGCGGAGGCCCGGCTCGCGGACGGAACCATTCTGCGGGCCAGCGGCACCATCCAGCAGATGGCCAACTGGGCGGACAATTTGATCCGATCCAGCGGGCAAGACAGCGATATCAAAATCAGGCGCAGGGCGAAAAGCGCATTCCGCGCTTTTTAGGAGGAATGTGAATGAACAGTTGCAAGCATTGCATGGGGGTAAAGAAAAACGAAATAGGTGAAACTATAGTGTTGTGCGAAAATTCAGGATGCTGGGAGAACGTAACACTTGGGAGTTGCTTTGGAAACTGTGATGGACAGGAATATTCCAAAGATTACATCGCACAGCGTTTGCGCCAGTTGTCTGCTAATGCCTATGGTTGGCATGTAAACGACAAGGTTGTCGGTATTGACGTAAGAGAGTTTGAACAATTGATGAACGTTGCCGCAGAAATGATTCTTGGTTAAATAGGAGGAATGCGAAGGACATTAATGTCCTTAGCAAAATTGGAGGAGCACGAAGAAAGGCGGTGAAATGGGATGACTAAAACGTTTTGCGACAGGTGCGGTAAAGAGATAACAAACGAATACGGATGGCTCACACGTAGTACGCTATATGCAAGTATAAAACTTATCCCCGGGAAAAATCACCCTGAATGGTCTAAGCGAGAAGATCAATACATATGCCCGGAATGTGAAAACAGCTATATTCAGTGGTTTATGAATCCAGTCCGAGAAAAGAAAATGGACAAGAAACCCACATATTCCAGTCCCGTTGGTGACTGGCTATGTGGGAAAAGGCGGTGAAGTGGGATGACTGACAGAGAAAAAACCATAGCTATTTTTGAATATGAAGTGAATAAAGCATGTAGTGGAAGCTGGGATTTCATAGATTTGTTAACTGAAGATGGAAAGAAAATCCTTGAAATCCTGAAAGAAAAAGAAAAAATCAAACCAAAGGCAATTATGGGGACATCAATATATTCTTGCGGGAAGTGTGATCACGCTGTGGCTGAAGGGATGAGTTTCTGTCCAGTTTGTGGATGTTTAATTGATTGGTAAAAGGAGGAATGCGAAGTGATGTCAACACATAAAGAGTATGTCATAAAAGAGCTTATAGCAATCTTGAAAGAAGGTAAACCTTTAAGCCCGATTTATCGTGGGAGACATACCTTTTGCGCAAAATGCGATAAAGCATTTATAAAAAATATAAAATTTTGTCCACACTGTGGGCAACCTGTTAAATGGTAGGAGGAATACGAATGAACTGTAGAAACACATTTATACCATTAGATATTCAATGTTTCTGGTGTAATGGTCAAATGGACAGAGGAACGGTTATTTCTGGCACGCTTAACTGTGTGACATATTTTTGTAAGCGATGCGGTGCGGTATCGCACTTCGCGGTAAATGACAAGCAGAAAATAACAAGTATCGAGGTTGAGTATAAATCACCAGAAAAAGGAACTTAAATAACACTATTACTTCGCATAAGGAGCGCTATAGAGATGATCATTAAAAAGTACGGGGACATCGTTCAGTTCAAATGCCGGGCATGCGGATGCGTGTTTTGCGAAGCCGCGAGAAAAACCTACATAGACACCTACCCGGTTTTCGAAGCAGATCGGGAGGAATACGGGACCCGGATGGACTGCCCGGACTGCGGGGAAACCGTGATGGGGTTCAGGAGAGGAGATCTGAACAAAGATGACGGTCAGGGAGATCAAGGAATACCTGGAACTGGCGATCAAGGCGGCCGGGCTGATTGGGGAGCCGGTGCCAGTGCCGATGGATGTCATGGCGGCGATTCTGGAAAAGCTGGAAGCGAGTGAAGACGATGCTGAAGAAGATTGACCTGATGCATCAGATCTATGGGGTAATGGAAGGCGTCACATGCCGGAACTGCCCGCATCTGGATGCCCATTGCAACGGAGACTGCACCCGGGTGTGGTACAAATGCAAACTATACGGAACCAGCTGCGGGCCAGGCACAGACTGGCGGGTTGGCTACACCGCCTGCAACGGGTTTGCGATTCCGGAGGAACAGGCGCGGAAGGAACACATCTACGGGCAGCCCTACCGCACGGTCAAGGGCCTGCGGGATCGGACGGAGGAACAGCTTCCAGGGCAGATGGAAATGGAATTTTGAAAGGAGAATGAGAATGAAAAAGTTTTTGCTGATTATGGTGCTGGTGCTGTGCGTAATTATGCTCGCCGGATGCGAGGTTAAAACCGGCAACCGCATCACCGCCGGGAAGGACGTCCAAACATTCACCTATGCCTACGTTAGCCTGGACGGTAAAGAGATCATAAAAGGGTTCATCACCCAGTGGCGCGACTACGATGACAGCGACGTGGTTCAAGTCATGATTGATGGAAAATACTACCTAACCCATTACAGCAACGTGGTCATGATTGCAGATCCTTCTCACGGTGCGCTGCAATATTCGGACAGTTCAGTCTATGGGGTGAAAGAATAAAAGGATTCCCCGGATTAAGGCTTGCTAGCGAGCAGCTATCCGGGTTTTTGGCGTTTTAAAATGCAAAATTGTCACTTTTGATCTTTGAGAGCATGCGAGAGGGGTGAAAAATGGATGCAGGCAAGGGATCTCATTGTGCAGGCGGACAAGATCGCCACGGACCAGGGCCTGACGCAGGCGGAATGGTGCAGGCGGGCAGGATTTGATGAATTCGGGAAGCTCATCAGTCGAACGTACAGCAAGGGGAATTGCAAACTGAATGTGCTGGTGCAGCTGCTGCAGCCCCTCGGGTATGAGCTGAGGATCGAAAGGAAGGAGGAGCCGGATGAAGAACAGAGCGTTTGATTATTCCAAATACCAGGACTGGCGGGAGCCCGGGGAGCTGATTCCCTACGCGAAGAACGCCAAGGAACACACCGAAAAGCAGGTGCGAAACATCGCCAACAGCATCCGGCGCTTCGGATGGCAGCAGGACTGCGCGGTGACGGAAGACAACGTGCTGGTGATCGGCCACGGGCGACGGCTGGCGGCAATGAAACTGGGATGCAAAATTCCGGTGCATGTGATCGACAAGACCGCCGACGAGCTGACGGACAAGGACATCCGGGAGCTGCGGATCGCGGACAACCAGACGAACGCGGAAACCGGATTCGATTTCACGCTGCTGCAGGAGGATCTGGACGGGCTGGACTTTGAAGGGTTTGATTTTGACTTTGGACTGCCTGACGAAGAATTCCAAGGCGATCTGGAAAACCATCAAGGGAATTTGATCAATGCGTTCCTGCAACCTCCTTTCAGTGTACTCAGAGGGAACAGCGGAGAATGGGGAGACAGAAAAAGAGCTTGGATCGCCAAGGGCATAAAGAGCGAATTGGGGAGGGGCTAAATGGCGACACTATTTAAGAGCCTTTCCGGTAGGGTGCCGGATTATTACGAACAGAAGAACAAGATACAGGCGCAGCTTGGGCGAAAACTGAGCGCAAAAGAGTTTGAGGAAAACTATCTTGTTATGCCAAAGAACAAAAGCTCAGTAACGAATACAGGCACAAGCACATTTGACCCCGCACTGTGTGAATTACTCTATCTTTGGTTCTCCAAAGAGGGAGACGCGGTTATAGATCCTTTTGCCGGAGGAAGTGTGCGCGGCATAGTTGCCTGCGAGCTTAAACGCAATTATGTAGGGGTGGACATCCGACAGGAACAGGTGGACGCGAATATCGCGAACGCAGAAGAAGTATGTCAGGATGGGCAGCCCGCTTGGGTTTGCGGTGATAGCATGCATATCAATGACCTGGCCCCAGGCGAATATGATTTCTTCCTCTCCTGCCCTCCTTATGGTGATCTGGAGGTATATAGCGATGAACCTGCGGATATTTCGAACATGAATCCTCAGGATTTTGATAAAGCATATCTCGATATCATCCATAAATCTGTTTCGATGGTCAAGGAAGACCGATTCCTTGCCATTGTCGTTGGTAACTACAGAGACAAACAGGGCTTCATGCGAGACCTTTGTGGCCTGACCATACGTGCGATGGAATCAGCTGGGGCACGGTACTACAACGAAATCATTTATCTTCAAACATACGGCTCAACTCCCATCAGAGCTGGTGGCATGTTTAAAAAGAGCCGGAAGGTTGGCAAAGTCCATCAGAATGTCCTTATATTCTGCAAAGGAAACCCGGCAAAAGCGACCGAGCGGCTCGGAGATGTACAGCTCCCGGACATGAAGGAATTTACAGACGAAAGCCTTGAAGACTAACCGGTCTGCCCTTAATATTGAAGAAATTCAAGGAGGGAAAGCCGATGGAAGAAAAAGAGAAAGCCTTTGAGGCGCGGTTTTTGTACAACAAGGGAGCGATTACCCGCAAGGAAGCGGAAATCATGATTGCTCCCTATAAAGCTATTTTTGACAAGAAATCGAAGGAACTGGCAGAGAAATACCATGTGCGACCGCAAAGGTTCAGTATGGCGGCGTTTTTGAGATAGAGGTGTAACATGAACAGGACGGAACTTGAAGAAAAGATCAAACTGACGGAAACGGCGATCATGATTGCCGGGCCAATCCATCGGCGGGATCTGCAGAAGTATCTGCGAAGGATGCAAAAGGAACTGCGAGACTATGACCGATTCCAGCGTGAAGCGAGGGAGGCGGGATAATGGCGAAAAAGACGGAGCCGAAAGCCCGTAAGCCCGGCCCAAGGGATGAAAAGGGCCGCTTCGTCTCCCCTATCAATGGCCAGCCTTTGCCGAAGGGCAGACCATTTGTTGCGGGGGATTTGCGAGCGAATGCAGCGCAGGAAAAGAGCGTTCAGAAGCGCAAGGAAAACGGAGATCTCCGGCGGCTGTGCCAGATGTGGATGGAAGAGGAAGTCGCCACCGGCCGGGACGGCGAGAAGATCACCGGGGGCCAGATGATGGTCCGGGTAGCGGTCAAGGAAGTCGCCAAGGGCAACCCGAGGTTCTGGGAACTGCTCCGGGACACCGCCGGGTATAAGCCGGTGGACAAGGTCATGGTTGCGGATGTGGAACCGGCGGTCATCGCCGAGGTCGAGCAGATGGTGCGGGAGGCTGGAAATGGATAAGGAGAGCAAACGCCTGGTGCGCAGGTTTCGCTGGTTTCAATTCTTGGGCAATGTACACCAAGCCATGGTGGGCTTTTATACCGGAATAGCAGATAAACACATCATGAAAATTGAAGGATACATTGATGAAATGAGAAGGATCAACGATAAACTGGCCGAGATTGAGGAGGGGCAGCATGATCAAAACGATGCTGTTAGAGATATATAACCGGGGGGGGGTACTGGAAAAGGAGCTGCAGTACCAGGGGAACAGCCTCGCGGAGATCGCGGCGCAGATCAACCGGGACGAGAATGACCTGCTGGAATACATGAGGACCGGGGATCCAAAGGGATCTGAAAGCTTCGTCTTTGCCGGGTTCATGTTCAAAAAGGAAATGATCGACGCGGCGCAGATGCGGGAACCGGAATACTGAGAAAGGGGCGATGAATGTGCACCATTATCTGACGATCTACGAGGAAGACGGCAGGCGGTACGCCGAGAGCTGGATCCAGATCAACCTGTTCGGCAAATGCTTTTGTGTCTTCAGAAGGAAGAGAGAAATATGAGCAGCGCAGAATACCGGGTCAAGATCACCTACATTGAGGACGCGATGCAGCATAAGATCAGCGAGGTCATGTGCGTGTACTGCGGGCACAGATGGGTCGCTGTTCGCCCGACGGCCACCATGCTGAAGGAGCTGGAATGCCCGAGGTGCAGAGCACAGGGCGGCGCGTTTGAGACCGGGGAGGAGATCGACGATGACCCGGAATGAGGCGGTCCGGTTCCTTGTGACGCAGCCGTACAAGTTCGCCCACCTGATCGGGTTCACAAAGCTGGGGCCGATGCACAACGAGTGGATGAAGAAAATGCTGACCGGCACCGGGGACATGACTCTGCAGGGGCACCGCGGCTCATACAAAACGACCTGCCTGAGCGTCGTGCTTTCGCTGATCCAGATCCTGCTTCCGAATAAGCGCACCTTGTTCGCCCGGAAGACGGACGAGGACGTCAAAGAGATCATCAACCAGGTGCGGAAGATTTTGACTGCGCCGCAAACGGTGTACCTGGCAGGGCAGATCTACGGGGTGACCGCGAAGCTCACGACGGACAACGCGACGGAGATCAGCACCAACCTGACCACGGACGCCCGCGGAACCAGTCAGCTGGTGGGCATGGGTATCGGCGGGTCGATCACCGGTAAGCACTTCGACTTCATTTTCACGGACGATATCGTGAACATGAAGGACAGGAAGAGCAAGGCCGAGCGGGAGCGCACAAAGCTGATCTACCAGGAGCTGCTGAACATCCGCAACCCGGGCGGGCGGATCATCAACACCGGCACACCCTGGCACCCGGAGGACGCTTTCTGCCTGATGCCGGAGGCCGAGAAATGGGACTGCTACCGCACCGGGATGCTGAGCAAGGAGCAGATCGAGGAGCTGCGCATGAAGATGGCGCCTTCCCTCTTCGCGGCGAACTACGAATTGGTGCACATCGCCGCGGAGGATGCGCTGTTCAAGACGCCGCCCAAGTTTATCTCTAAGGAGAGCGCAATTGAGGCTCTCAAGCGGGACGATGCAAAGCCGGAGGAACTGCTTCGGGACGGCATCGCGCATATCGACGCGGCCTACGGCGGGGAGGACTACACCGCGTTCACGTGCGGGGCGCGGAAGGGCAACAAGATCTATCTGTACGGGCGGATCTGGCACAAGCACGTGGATCAGCTGGTGGATATCTGCATCGCGGAAACAAAGCGGCTGATGTGCGGCACCATCTGGTGCGAGAAAAACGCCGACAAGGGCTATCTGGCGAACGAGATCGCCGGGAAGGGCTATCCGGCCCAGCCCTACACGGAGAAGGAGAACAAGTACGTCAAGATTTCCACCTACCTGCGGAAATGGTGGAACGACATCGAATGGCTGGAGGGAACCGACCCGGAATACCTCCGGCAGATCCAGGGCTACACCGAGGACGCGGAACACGACGATGCGCCGGATTCCGCGGCCTGTGTCTGCAGAATTTTGGACGCTGCGGAGTCCGAAGACTACGTGTCACCGTTTTTTGGACGGTGAGAAAGGAGCGGAGCATGCCGGACGAGGAAGAGATGGAGCGGAGATTGTGGCGGACGATGCCCTGGGACGCGGCGGTCATGGTGCCCAGCGAGGAGGCCGACGCGGAAGAGGAGATCGACACAGCAGGAAAGGACGGAGATAAGCAGTGTTAACCTGGCAGGATTATGAGGCGGCAGAGAACAAGGTCAAATGGATCCAGAACGCGGTCAAAACATACCGCGACAGCGAGGAGTACAAGCGGGCCAAGGAAGAAGCAGAGTATATGGCGGGCCGGAATACGTTCATCCTCAACTTTGTGAGGGTGATCTACAACATGGCCGGAATTCCGGAGACCAATTTTGCGGCCACAAACACCAAAATCAGAAACCGTATCATTGACCGGCTGGTTACTGATCGCTGCAGTTATAGCCTTGGCAACGGTATCAGCTTTACCGGGAAGACAAAGGACGTTGTAAACGGCGAGAGCGTCACCGTGGACAGCACTAAGGATGAGCTGGGCGACGATTTCGATCAGAAGGTTTTCCAGACTGCGTACTGGGCGCTGAGCAACGGCGAGGCATTTTTGTATGTGCATCTTGGCCACGATCAGGAAAAGTGGGAATACACCCTGTTCAAAAAAACGGAATTTATGCCGCTCTATGACGAGAAAACTGGAGCGCTGCGGGGCGGCATCCGGTTCTGGAGCCTGGACTGGGGCAAACGGCCTATCACGGTGGTGCTGTACACGGAGAAGGGCTACATCCGATACGAAACCCCGCGAAAGAAATACAGCATTTCTGCCCTGGCTCTGGCCGAGGATCTGCATCCCTACATCGAGACGGTCCAGCAGAGCGAGGCCTTCGGGGAGGAAGTCACCGGAACCGGGGACACATCCACCCTGCCTATTTTCCCGCTTTACAGCGGCGAGGACCGCAACAGCGCCCTGGATAACCAGAAGCCACTCATCGACAGTTTTGACCTCATTCTTTCCGGCTTTGCCAATGATATTCAGGACTGCGCACAGATTTACTGGCTCATCTCCGGGGCCATGGGCATGACGGAGAAGGACAAGCGCCAGCTGTTGGACAGGCTTATCCTGCAGCACATGGCCGTTGTCGGCGGGGAGAACACCAGCATCACCCCCTACACCCAGGAAATCCCCTATCAGGCCCGGACCGAAGCTCTGAAACAGATCCGCCAGCTGATGTACGAAAACTTCGGCGGATTCGATGTTCACACGGTACAGGCCGGGGACACCAACGACCACATCGAGGCCGCCTACTGGCCCATGGATGAGGAAGCGGACAAATTTGAGTATCAGCTCATCATCTTCATCCGGCAGATCCTGGACATGATGGGCATCGACGATACTCCCCTCTTCCAGCGCAACCGGGTCAGCAACCAGAAGGAGCAGACGGAGATGGTCATGCTGGCGGCTGCCCAGCTGGACAAGCAGACGATCCTCGAGAAGCTGCCCTGGATCACGGTGGACGAGATCGACGGCATCCTGGCCCGGGCAGAGGGCGAAGAGCGGAACCGGTTTGAGGATATGCCGCTGGACGAGGAGGACGACGAGGACGGTGAGGCCTGATGACAAATGCTGAATACGATCTGCAGAAAAAGAAAAAATACCAGGAATACAAAGCCGGGCTGATCACCAACTATGCATACATCCAATGGAAAAAGAAGAACGACCCCAGCCTGAACGGCGGGGCCGCTTCCACATCCACAACAAAAAACACAGCAACCACCATGCAGGATCCTGGGCAGGAGGCGGCAGATCAGGCTGTGGGCGAGCTGGAGAAGCGGCTGCGGAAAACCTACAAACAGGCAAAGGATGAAATCACCAAGAAACTGGCCGAGTGGAGCAAGGAATATGCAGACAAGGACGCGGAGATGCAAGCCAAGGTTGCTTCTGGAGAAATCACACAAGATGAATATCAGAGCTGGCAGCAGGTGCATGCGCTGGCGGGAAAGCTCTGGAGACAAAAGCTCGACCAGGTTAGCGGTGTGCTTCTGGAAGCCAACCAGCAGGCCATGGAGATTATCAACGAGCAGAAGATGGGGGTCTTTGCGGAAAACGCCAACTACCAGAGCTATCAGCTAACGCAGGACACTAAGATGGATCTCAGCTTTGCGGTGTACGATGTGGACGCGGTCGCCAAACTGATCAGGGACCAGCCCGAGCTGCTGCCGCGCAAACAGGTTAACGGGAAGAAGGACAAGGCCTGGAACCAGGCCAAGATGGCGAACATCGCGGCACAGGCCATTATCCAGGGCGAGAGCATCCCCCAGATCGCCCGGAGGATCGCGACCGAGACCGCCAGCGACAACATGAAGGCGATGGTCCGGTATGCCCGGACAGCCATGACCAGCGCCCAGAATGCCGGGAGGATGGAAACGCTGCACCGGGCCAAGGGCATGGGCATCCAGTGCAAAAAAGTCTGGCTGGCGACCCTGGACAGGCGAACGAGAGACAGCCATCGGGACATGGACGGGGTGGCTGTGGATATCGATGAGGAATTTGTCACGCCGCTTAATAGCAAAATGCAATTCCCTGGAGATCCAAACGGAAAGCCGGGAGACGTTTACAACTGCCGGTGCACCCTCACCTACCAGTACCTGGACTATCCCGCCGATCCGTCAACCAATGACCGGCTGATGTATGAGGAATGGGATGAAGAGGCTCCAGTTAAGAAAAAGGACAAGAACGGGA